TTCATTACAAAGAGGGAGAGTTTTATAAGGCACATCACGATGCCTTTCCACCTAACAGCTCGAGGCATCAAGGTCCTGCAGGTGCACATCAACATGGTAACCGTGTAGCGACTGTGCTACTATATTTAAATGATGTAGAAGAAGGTGGCAGCACATCATTTCCAGAATGTAGAAAAACAATAGTGCCAGAAGTTGGTAAAGCAGTTATCTTCAGCAATACATATATAGGAACACAGGTTAAAGACCCACAGTCATTACATTCAGCAGACCCTGTTATAAAGGGCGAGAAGTATGCTGTTAATTTATGGTTTAGAAATAGAGAAGACACAAACCTAAATTATCAAAAATGGTTAAAAGAAAGAGAAAAAGAACTTGAAAAATAGTAGAAAAGTATTATATATAGTATATAGGTGCTCAGGTGAGGCCTATAATAAATCTTTGCTAAATTATAGGAGGAATATATGACAATTTACGAAGAAACTTTTGGACGTTTCAGTCCGTTTTCAATTGGATTTGATAGACTATTTCAACAGCTACAAGCTCAGTCTGTTATTAACCAACAAAATTATCCACCCTACAATATTGTAAAAGTAGATGACGAGAATTTCGTTATTGAACTTGCTATTGCTGGGTTCGATAAAAAAGAAGTAACCATTGAATTGGAAAAGAATGTTTTAACAATTCAAGGCGCTTCAGAGGATGATGAGAAGGAGTTCGTACACAAAGGACTTGCTTCTAGATCTTTTACAAGACAATTTACATTGGCAGAAGATGTGGTTGTCAAAGGTGGTAAACTGGAAAATGGTATTTTAAAGGTAGAACTTGAAAGAGTTATTCCTGAGGAAGACAAACCAGTTAAAATTAAAATTTCATAATTAATAAAAGCGAGGGAGCAATGTCAAACATTAGAATTATTAAACTTACTTCTGGAGAAGACATCATTGGTGATGTTAAAGAGCAGGAACTAGATGGCAATACTATGATTGTAATTGAAAAGCCTGCGGTTATATTAATGATGCCTAAAACAGATGCACAAGGTGAAGAAGAATTCGGTGTAGGGCTTGCTCCTTATGCCCCTTTTGCTAAAGGATATGCAGTTCCTATTTTTGCTAATCATGTGGTATCATTATACGAACCCGAGACACAATTACTAAACGCGTACAATCAACGTTTTGGTTCCGGATTGGTTCAGCCTGACTTTATAAATAAAAAGGTATTAAAAGAAGTAAAAGAAGGTAACTTAATTAAAAAATAATGTACGAATATAGATGTAAAATAGTAAAGGTAGTAGATGGAGACACAGTAGATGTGGATATCGACCTCGGATTTGGTGTATGGCTCAAGAAACAAAGAGTTAGATTATATGGTATCGACACACCGGAAAGTAGAACCCGTGATAAAGTCGAAAAACGATACGGACTTATGGCGAAGGAATATCTCAAAGAAAAACTTGGAGATGGTGCTATACTCAAAACAAGGCTTGATGGTAAGGGCAAGTATGGCAGGATCCTTGGTGAGTTTTTATTGTTAGACGGAACCAGATACAGTATTAATGATTTATTGGTAGAAAATCATCATGCTGTTCCCTATTTTGGGAAATCCAAAGAAGAAATCGCAGACTTACATATAAGAAATCGAACCTTTTTTGATAAATAATACTTGACTTTAGGTTCGTAAGATCCTATAATGTACAATAATTAGAATGGTGTTTATATTATGAACTTTTATACTTACGCACGTCATTATGGTGACAAAGTCCTCGTTCGAGGCATCAAGAATGGTAAACGATTTGTTTCAAGAGAACAATTTCGTCCCACTTTATTTGTTAAGGCAAATCAACCCTCAAAATATAAATCCATTTATGGTGACAACCTACAACCTATTCAATTCGAAGGCAACAAAGCTGCTAATGAATTCTTTGATAACTACAAAGACGTAGCTAACTATCCTATTTACGGACAAAACTACTATGCGTATCAATACATCACAGAAAAATATCCTGGTGAAGTAGCATGGGACAAAAAACATATTTCAATATGGTCCATGGATATAGAAACAACAGCAGACGCAGGTTTTCCTAATGTAGATAATCCTACTGAACAGATGTTGGTTATTACTATGCAGGATAACTACACTAAAAAGATAAAAACATTTGGTTTACATAGCTGGGAGCCTGGAGAGGAAACAAAACATTTAGATGTAGATTATGTTCAATGTAAAGATGAATATACTCTACTTAAAACTTTCTTAGAGTGGTGGCAGGAAAACTGTCCCGATGTTATTACAGGTTGGAACTCAGCATTGTTTGATATTCCTTATTTGTTGGCAAGAACAGAAAGGATATTAGGTGAAGGAGAACATAAAAAGTTTTCTCCCTTTGGACTTGTAAACAAGCGTCCTATTAGATTCCAAACTAGGGAGATGACGGCGTATGAAATTACAGGTGTTGCACAACTAGATTATTTGGACTTGTACAAGAAGTTTACTTATGTTACTCGTGAGTCCTACAAACTAGACTTTATTGCAGAAACAGAACTTGGTGAGAAAAAACTTGAATCAGGTTATGAAACATTCAAAGAGTTTTATGATAATGACTGGAATAGATTTGTAGATTATAATATCATTGATACAGTTCTTATTGATAAACTTGAGGACAAGATGAAACTTATTGAACTTGCCCTTACAATGGCATACGATGCTAAATGTAATTACAATGATGTTTATTCAGCAGTAAGAACCTGGGACAGTATTCTTTACAATCATCTATGGGATAAAAATATTGTTATACACCAAGGTGGTGGACGTAAAGAAAGGCAAATCGAAGGTGCCTTTGTACAGGAACCTGTTCCAGGTGGGTATGATTGGGTATCATCATTCGATGCTACAAGTCTATATCCTAGTATTATTATGCAATACAACATGAGTCCTGAGACTATTGTTCCTGGATTCAAGTATGATGTAACTGTTGATGACCTACTAGATAGATACAAACTAGACAAACTTAAGGAGAAAAACTATGCCATGGCAGCTAATGGTGTATGTTTCTCACGTGAACAAAAAGGTTTGTTTCCTGAGATAGTACAAAAGTTCTTTGATGATAGATTGAGATACAAGGGACTGATGCAGGAGGCACAACGCAAGTATCAAGAAACAGGTGCCAAGGCATATCAGAATGAGGTTAGTAAATATAATAACTTCCAGATGGCTCGTAAGATTCAATTAAACAGTTTATATGGTGCATTGGCAAATCAATACTTTAGATTCTATGATGACAGGATTGCTGAAGGTATTACAATGTCAGGTCAATTAATTATTCGTGATACAGCTAAAGCACTTGATGTGTTTATGAATAAGGTATGTGGAACCGAGGACAAAGTTTACTCGTTCTATTCAGATACTGATTCCTGTTATGTAACATTACAAGATATGGTTACAAACTTCTTTGCTGACAAACCTAAGGATAAGGTACTTGACTTACTAGATAAAATAGGTACTGACAAAATAGAACCTGCTATTGATAATGCTATGGTTAGATTGGCAAACTACACAAATGCCTTTGAGAAAAAGATAGTATTCAAACGTGAAGTAATCGCGGACAAAGGTGTATGGGTTGCTAAAAAACGTTATGCACTTAATGTATTAGATGATGAAGGACTACGTCTTACAAAACCTAAACTAAAAATTATGGGACTAGAAATAGTTAGAAGTTCAACTCCTCAGGTTGTTAGGGAGGCTCTACGTGAGGCTGTTCGTTTGGTATTGACTAGTGATGAGAAAACTTTACAAGAATATATCGAGAACGTAAAGGATAACTTCAACAAACAAAGTGCTGAGGAAGTTGCTTTCCCTAGAGGGTGTAACAACATAGAAAAATATAAAACAAGTAATGGCATTTATGCTAAGGGTACTCCTATTCACGTTCGAGGTGCCTTATTATACAATACACATCTAAATAAACGTGAACTAGGTTACAAGTATGAGAAGATACAAGATGGTGATAAAATTAAATTTTTGTATCTCAAAGAGCCTAACAGTATAGGAGAGAATACCATTGCTTTTGTAACCAAACTTCCCGATGAATTTAATCTTAAGGAATATATAGATTACGAAACAATTTTTACTAAGGCATTCCTAGATCCTTTAACAAGTATTGTACAACCTTTAGGTTGGAACACAGAAGAACAAGCAAGTTTAGAGGACTTATTTGCATGAAGACATTAATTACAGGCGGTTGTTCTTTTACACAAGGTGATGGCACAGCATGGCCATCATACCTTTCACATGAATTGTCCTTAAGATTAGTAAACACCGCAGTAGCAGGAATAGGTAATAGAGCTATTGCAAGACGTACAATACACGCAGTTGAAAAAGAACTAAGTCAACCTAAAGTAAAACGCAGTGATATTCTTGTAGGTGTATGT